GGCGCAGGCCACGACGGAATCCGCGCGCACATCATCAAGCGCGCCGCCGCGCTCGGACTGTCCAAGATGATCCCGGACAACTGGAACGCCGACGGCAGCCTCAAGGAGACCTCCAGCCGCACCCGGCTCGGCGAGATCCGCGAATGCTTCGACAGCTACGGCGGCGAACCCGCAGGTGCAGGGTTCGCGATCGACGCGTTCAACGGACCCCTGTCGATCACCATGCGGGGTCCCCGCATCGACCCCGCCGACCTGCGCGTGATCGCCGGAGCCGCCATGTCTGCGGCATGCGACGCGCTCCAGGCCCTGGACCCGGACATGGACGCCGACATCGACGTGCCCGGAGCGCCCGACGAGGACGCCGACCACGACATGCAGCCCGAGTCGGGCGACGAACCGGAGGACGACATCGACACCCCACCTGCGCCCGGCTCGGGCTGCCCGTGCGGCTGCGGCTGCTCGGTCCCGCACGAGATGGCGGGCGGCCCCGGCTGCCCGTGCCCGTGCGGCGACTGCGAAGTCTGCAACTCGACCACGGGCCCGGCCGAAGAGTCGACGCCCACCGCCGCGCCCGCGGCGCCATTGTCCTCGCCGCCGCCGCCCGCGGCGCCCGAGTCCGCCCCCGCCCCCAAGGAGTCCGCCGTGAGCGAGACCACCGTACCGGCCGCCGAGGCGGCCACTCCCGAACCGACCGCCCCGGCCCCGGCGCCCCCGGCCGCCGCGCCGCCCGCGCCGCAGCTGCTGAGCATGACGCAGGAGATGCTCGACAGCCTGCTCGCCTCGGCCGCCCGCGCCGCCGTTGCCGCCGTCGCTGCGGTTACCCCCGCCGCCGAGGCTGCGGCGGCGCCCGCAGTCCCCGCGCCGGTCGTCGAGCCCGCCTCGACCCCGCCTGCCGCCGTCGAGACCGCGACCGCTCCGACGCTCACCGCCGAGGCCGTCGCCCTGGCCGTCAACTCCGCCCTCAAGGCGCAGCTGCCGAACATCCTCACCGCCTACGGCCTGCCGCCGCGCCGCGGCTTCCGCACCACCGAGACCGACGGCGCCGAGAAGGAACTGAACCCCACCGAACTGTGGGACAAGCGCGCCGACCTCCTGCTCGGTGCCGGCTTCGGCCAGTAGCCCTACCGCCCTAGACCGTCGGCGCCAGCCGCGCCGCCGCCACACTCCACCTCTCAAAGCCCCGCCCGACCTCGCCGTCCGGCGGGGCTTTGGCATGTCCGAGAAAGCCGAGGCACTCATGCCCACCGAACTGGAAGAGGCGCTGACGGCGGCAACGTCGGTCTCCCCCCTCATTCAGAAGCAGATCGACCCGCTGCTCCTCGAGTACCAGCGCCGCTTCGCGCCGCTGCTCGCCGCGATCCCGGCGAAGCAGTGGGGCTCGACGCAGTACTACTTCAACCGTCGTGTCTCGCGTCCCGACGCCGGTGGCGTCGTGGACGGCGGCGCCCGGCCGATCGGCAACTCCACGTACGAGCAGGCCGCGTTCAACATCCGCCTGTTCCAGGCCGTGGGCGCCGTCACCGGCTTCGCGCAGACCGTCACCAGGGACCTGGTCGGCGACCTGCGCCAGCTGGAAATCGACGGCACCATCACCTCGATGCTCTACAGCGTCGAGAACGCGTTCATGTGGGGCAACGACGGTGCCACGGCCAACGGCCTGTACCCGATCTGCTCCGGCCTGGACTACCTGATCTCCAACATCGCCCGGGGACCGGTTCGAACGCGTACACCAACACGCTCGACGGCGCCGGGGCGACGTTCGCGCTGAAGAACCTCGACCAGATCATGGCCCTGGTCTCCTCGAACGCCGCGATGCCGGTCGCGAACAACAACAGCTACATGTTCATCATGTCCCCGGGGATGCTCGGCTCCGTCTCGGAGATCCTGACGGCGCAGCAGAGGTTCATGGGCGAAGTCGAGGTCGCCGCGGGCTTGATCGTCCCGACCTATCGCAAGGTCCCGATGGTCGAGTCCTCGTTCCTCGCGCCGCGCTCGAACCAGATGGGCGCGGTCACCACCGCGACCGCCACCACCGGCGGCTCCCTGGCCGCAGCGACCTACTCCTACCAGGTCACCGCGATCATCGCGCGGTTCGGTGAGATCCAGGCCTCGACCGAGGTCTCCCAGGCCACCACCGGCTCGGCCTCGACGGTGACCCTGTCGTTCTCCACTCCGGCGAACATGCCCGACAACGGCACCCCGATCATGTACAAGGTCTACCGGTCCACGTCGTCCGGCAACGAGGTCCTCGTGGGTGCGGTCGACGCATTCGACACCACCGGCGCCGCGGTCACCAGCATCATCGACACCGGCACGAATCTGCTGACCAACTCGTCCGGCAACACCGGGCCGAGCGCCTACCAGGGCGGCAACTCCAGCATGCACCCGCGCGGCGCGGGCTACGAGGACATCTACCTCGTGCCCAGGGACCCGAACTTCTTCGTCCGTCCCTACACCCGCGACATGCAGATCATCCCGCTGGCCCCGACCACGACCAGCCCGGATGTTCTGCCGTTCGCGTGCGTCACCGACACCTGTGCGGCCCTGCGGGCGCCGAAGTACGGCGGTCGGTTCTCGCACGTCGTCTCCGCCGTCTGACCGGCCGCGGCCCGGCCGCATCCAGCGCGGCCGGGCCGCCTTCCACCCTCGCACATCCACATAGAAGGAGTCCGCGCATGGCGTGGCTACGCAAGACCCGGGGAGTGCCGGGCTCGGCGCCCGGCGGCTACGCCTGGGCGTCCACCGAGGACACGGTGGAGGTTCCCGAGGACCTGGCCGTCGCCCTCCTGCAGATCCCCGACGCCGGGTTCATCACCGTCACCGCCCCCGAAGGCGGGGCGGCCGAGGACGAGGAGCCCGTCACCAGGGGCCCGGCGAAGAAGACCGCGGCGAAGACGGCGGCCAAGACCCCGGTCCAGGAGTAGGACGTGGCCGGCGACGGCGGCACCCCGCTGATCACCTGGCCGCAGTTCACGCAGGGCGCCTTCGCGGACCTCGCCAGGGGCTACATCGACCCGACCGCGCAGGCCGAGATCCTGCTCGAGGCGACGCGGATGTGTGAGAACTACACCGACCGGCGCCTCGCCCCGTTCACCGGGCTCGTGGAGACCTGCCGGGCGGACGCCCTGGACGTCGAGGACGCCCTGGACGCCTACGTTCCGCTGGACCCGACGAGCCAGCTTGGTTTCAGCCGGGCGGCATCGCTCGGTTCGACGCTCCTGGTGCGGCACTACTGGGTGCGCTCGTGGCCGCCGCGGCTGCCGGAGTACTGGACGGGATCCCTACAGTCGGTGTCGCTGCTGCGCTCCTTCTCCGGCGCGCAGGTCGTGGACCCTTCGACATTGCAGTACGAGCCGGACACCGGGCATGTCCGGTTCCAACTCGGGACCTTCGTCCCGCCGGGCACCACGGTCGTTTCGACCTACTCGGGCGGTTATGCGACGACCCCTGCCGACCTGGCGAGGGCGTGCAAGTACATGGCGGCTTCGATCGTGGCTTCCGAGTTGGATCCGATGATCGACCAGGGGCATGACCCCGATGTGCTCGCGTCGAAGGCGGAAGTGATCCTCGAGATGTACGAGCGCACCTAGCGACGACTTGGGGGCGTCGTGGCAAAACGTGGTCACCACCTGTCGGCCGCCACGCGGAAGAAGATCTCCGCGAGGCTCAAGGGCAGGCATCACAAGAGGGTCGCCGGACATCGCAAACGCAAACCCATGTCGGCGGCGGAGCGCAAGAAGATCTCGCTGCGCGAGAAGGGCAAGCACCACAAGGGCCACAGGATGTCCGCCGCGGCCCGGGCGAAGTTGTCGAAGGCGCTCAAGGGCCGGCATCACAAGCGCACGTCGAAGAAGACCGCGGCAGTCCGGAAGCGCACGGCCGGGCATGGGCGCCGGGCGGGAACGACGCGGCAGCATCCCGCCTACGGGAAGGGCGCGACCCGCTTTCATAAGGCGCGACGCCAGATGGAGCACGCAAAGCGGCATCATGCCCGCCGCCAACTGGAGCGCGCGACGCGTCATCAGGTGCGGCATCAGCGCACACGCCAGCACAAGGCCCGCCAGCCGCGCAGGCGCCGTCGGTAGCGGGGGGTGGGCATGTCCACTGCGAATGCGGTGCAGCGTGAGGCGGACTGGCTGAACGTCGCGGACGACACGCTGCCTGCGCTGCTCAGCGTTGCGGGCGGCCCTTTCGATGTGGTGCAGGCGTATCGGCCGCGCTCGCCGCGGGGGCGCGCGAAGTCGCTGTACGTGCTTCGGCGCGCGTTTCGCCGGGAGCGGTTCGCGAACGTCCGCACGATGGATCACTACCAGCTCGAGTTGCAGATCAACTGGCCGATCCAGAACGCGGCGGGCTCCGGCGAGGAGGAGCAGTCC